AACTTCGGTACTTTAGTTTCTGTTATTAGTCCTGGCGCAGTTAAAATACTACTTGTATTTTGTTGATAAGATGATAAGATTTCATCTTTTGGATCAACCATTGAAATAATATTTGCGTCTTTGAGTTCTACTGTATTTTCTTTTGAGTATGGACTATACAAAGTCATCATTAATTGTACAGGTTTTCCTGGACCTTGTTGATGAGGTATAATCACAAAAGGTTGTTTTAAACTTACTGTATTTTTTTCAAAATTAAATGTAGTTTTGGCGATAACATCTTCGCCTGTTGTTAATCTTAATATCTTCACATCTGACATAATAACTCCTTATTGTTTTAATATATCATAACTTGACTTAAATGTCAATGTTATTTTTCAAAACCAATTTTGTCTTCTTTACCCTTTTTATCTATTGGTCTTAATCTTTTACTTAATACGAAAGTTCTATTAGGGTTGACACTTATATTCATTTGTCGCATTAAATCTCTATTGATAAGTAAATCTGAACCTGATCTTGGTCTCTGATCTAAACCAACTTCTATATCTTTATAATTAAATCCATTAAATGAAATGTCCATTAATATAGTTGGTCTTACTTCTGATGGTTCTTCATCATCAGCATTTGCTCTATAAACTTTACTTATACCGTGTCTTGGTTTAGAATATGTTTTACCATTAAACTTCCACTTGATAACTTTGTTTTTTTCTAAAATTTCATCTGCGTGTAAAGCACAAGCAAGTGAACCATTTCCTGTATCAAACTTAGCTCTAACTTTACCTATCTCATCTAATTCTACAGTTTCTAACCAACCACATTCCGCGGCTGCTTGTCTATCCCAATGAGTTCTTTTAGATACCCAATCAATAATATCATACATTAATTCCTCACCACCAATAGCGCCTGATGGTTCTGGATCAGAATAGTAATCTTTATATTGATAACCTTCATATTCTGCGCCTGAACCAGGACTACCATTTATTTCTAATATGTAAGGTTTACCTTTATATACAATATGGTCAACTCCAACTAAATAAGCTTTTGAAGCTCTAGCTGCTTTTAAAATAATTTCTTGTTCTTCTTCACTTAATTTATATGGTTTTGGTGTTGCGCCTCTATGAGTATTTGAACGAAACTCACCTTTAGCCGCAATTCTATTTGTAGAGGCAAAGATTTTATTATCAACGACTAAAGTTCTAACATCACCATCTACTTGCATATATTCTTGTATTAATACTTCTGCATCGTGTTTCCATAACGCTTGTATTGTAGAAACTAAACTATCCATACTTTCTATTTTAATTACACCAATACCTTGTGTACCTGTAAGTGTTTTAAGTATAATTGGAAACTTACTACCAACTAATTTTACAGCGTCTTCTATGTTTTTTTCGTTAGATACAAATGCTGTTCTTGGTGTTGGTATACCGTACTTATCAAATAATAGTGCTGAAGTTAATTTATTATCACAAGTTAGCATTGCTGCTCTTGTGTTTAACATAAATGCTGATGAATTTTGAAAGGCAGATAATAAAGATAAACCAGCTTCGTCTTCAATAGAACCAGCTCTTGTAATACAAACCGTATCTTTACCTATAAATGTATGTTCAGAATCTTTACCATCATAGTTGTAGACAGTTAAAGTATTTTTATCTTCGTCTTTTGCTGTGATGATAGCGTGTTTTGTATTAATAATAACACACTCAAAACCTTTTTTCTTACAAGCCTTTTCTATAAGACTTACAGTTAGTTCTTTTTTAGGTGTTTCACCAGCCTTTTGTTTCTTAACATTAGGATTTGATTTCGTAATGATAGCAACCGTGATAGGTTTATCTTTACGACTTAAATCTTGTTCTGTAATATATTGTTTAAACTTTGGAACCAACATTTAGTCATTCTCTGATTTTACTTCTTCCTTATTCTCGTCAATCTTTTTTCCAATATTGTATTTAGCAGATAGTATCCATTCTTTTTTTTCTTTAAAAGGTAACACTTTAATTTGACTTAAAGGTGCTTTGTTTTCGGATTTTGCTTTATCTACAATATCAATTAGGTTCCAATCTTGTAAAAGAATAGATATAGTATTACGTCTTTGAATATCGTTCTCTGTTAATGTTGCTTTCTTACCATCTAACGCAAATAGTTCTTTAAAGTGTGTGATATAGTATTTGCCTTGTTTGTGTAAGATATGACAAGATTGATATAATGTTTTATCTTTTCGACTAGCGACACCGATACGTGTCAGCGTTTCTCTGATCTTTAGGAAGTCGTCTGGTTGTTTGATAGTAACCTCTAACATACTTTCTGGCGACCAATGTATAGTTTCTTCACTCATTTTTTTCTCCCACCTTTATTTAAGGCTTCTTTTATATGTTCAATTTGTTCGTCTTTTAGTATGTTGAGTGCCTGTTTAGCCTTCTCATTACTATAACCATAATACTCTTTTACATACTCTAAATTTTTCAATTTGGATTGTGATAACCACTTCCCACCAAATCGCTTACTTTTTCTAATACTATTTATGTAAAAACGAAACTGAACCTGTTTGTCTAAAAAGTGATACCCATTCATCTCATTTGCCTGAGCAATACAGTCATAATGCATAGATAAACACTTATTAATGATAAAGGGAGGATACTTCTTTTCCCACGTTAAATCGTCTGTGTCTAATAGATTTTCTTTTGTGAAGTTGATTGCGTTTAGATAATCTTTCAATTCATACATAATATACCTCGTGGTGCCGCTTCACGGATTCGAACCGCGGACCTACTGATTACAAATCAGTTGCTCTACCAGCTGAGCTAAAGCGGCCCTTGTTTACTTTCTTTTATTGTGTCTGCCCATATACCAATCACCTGGTTCATAATCCCATCTTTTACCGTGATGACCTCTTATATCAGCCCAAAACATTCTTAATTTTACTATTAATGTTCTAAATAACGTTCTTCTCGCCATTATATCCTCTTACTTAAACTTACACCCAGCCATTATTTCGGTTAGGCATGCAACCATATTTATTTCCTGATCAGCGACAAACGCAGATTTATATTGGTATCCAGCCAAAATTAATATCATTTGTGGTACTGATTTAGAATCTAAATTCGTGTATAGAGTTTCATATAAAGATTTGAATAGTGATGATGGTTCTTTGTCAAGGTTTTGAACAACCCATTTTCTCATATCATTAAATCGTTTCTCTTTTAGAGTTGAGATGAGTTCTTTTGTATTCGCCTCTGATAGATTGAAAAGTATACCACTATCTATCTTACCCCTTACTGAATACCGCTGTAGCTCGTTTATAGTTCGTCTAAAGTCGGGATAATACTTCTGGATAAGTTCTGCTAGTACCTTCTTATCAAACTCGATATTTTCACCCTTTAAGACTTCTTCCATACGTTTCATAAAAGAGGCCGCTGTCTTTTTGACTTGACCGTTTGTAATCTTAAAGTCTATGACTGTACAACGACTATGTAACGCTGGTATAATCTTATTCTTATAATTACAAGTAAAGATAAATCTACAATTCTTATAAAATGTTTCAATGAAATTTCTTAACGCAGGTTGAACACTATCAGCGTTCATATAATCTGCTTCATCAATGATGATAACTTTGTGATTTGCGTCTTCGGTAAGAGATACAGTTGAAGCAAAGTTCTTAATTTTACTTCTTACAGTATCAATTTGTCTACCCTCATCTGAACCATTTATGGTAATATAATCACAATGTAATTCTTCACATAATGCTCTGGCGACAGTTGTCTTACCAGTACCAGCACTACCTGATAATAATAGATTCGGTATCTCTTTTTGTTTTAGGAATTGTGTAAATGTATTTTTAAGTTCTTCTGTAAGAATACACTCACTAATACGTTTTGGGCGATACTTTTCAACCCACAAAAACTCTGCCATAATATAATCCTCATTTCATTTATTATTTAGGTGATTCCATTGTAAACTCTTTTACAATTTCAGTATCAACATCATAACCACCCTTGTTCATTGTCCAACAATCTTCTTCACGGTCATAATCGTGTTCATCTACAAATTGTTGTACCTTGTCTGCCAATTCTTTATCTTCTTCACTGGCATCGTGGTAGGTACTCCAATCAAAGTACAAACCTTTTTCAAAAGTAGGTAGATCACCAAACTCATTTATTATATCCTCTACAGAAATTTCTCTATTAAGATAATGTGTGGTTTGATGATATTCTCTTGTTTCGACTTTTATAAAGTCGTCAGATTTGTACTCTGTACCATCTTCTAACTTATAGACTTCTGACATTTAAAACTCACTGTCAGGTTCTAATGCTATCCAATATTGTACTGCTTTGTTTCTGTTTACGAAATGAGAGATTTTCGCTTTTGAGATTGCAACATCATAATCGTCAACAATCTGTTTAAAGTTTTCTGTTCTAAAGTAAGCAGTAAAGGTTTTATCAGTTTCACCTAAATCAATAGAATATTCATTTGATGATTTATTCTTTTTGTCAGTTGCAATCATATTAATCTTTTTACCATTACCTTCAACAGAAATATCTGGTAGATTTAAAGTAGTCGCACCTTTCATTATTTTAGTAAACTGATCTTTCTTTAAAGTAAATGTAACGTGTTTATCTGGCATTGATATACCTTTACTTGGTGATACAATTACAGATTTGTCCGCAAAGAAATACTTTATTGCTTGATTGTTTTCTGCGATATTAACATAACCACCACCATTAAATTTTAGTTCTGGTTTTTCAAACAACTCAACTGATCTTAAAAATTCAGGTAAGTCGTAAATCGCAAACTCGCTTTCAAACTTTTCTGATATTTCAGCTTCCGCCAAAATATTTTTCATTGTAGAAATAGTTTGTACTTTGTTTCCTGGTTTAATCAACAAATTTTGATTAATGTCAGAAAAGTTTTTTAACACAGATAATGTGTCACTTGATAGGTTCATATTTCACTCCTTCATAATTTAATATAATATAGTTTATCATAGTTTAGTTTAAATGTCAATGTTATTTTGATTCCAAATAACTGATCATATTTTCTGGTGTAGTTTCAACATATGGGTCATTGTCAGTTCCTTCATTATTGATACCTGGTTCTTGCCACCACTTCTCAACAACTCCATCATTAATTACGCACATATATCTCCAACTTCTATTACCAAAACCTTTGTGATTTTTTCCAATCAACATACCCATAAATCTAGTAAAGTTACCAGAACCATCAGGTATGACTTTTACGTTTTTAACTTTTAATACCTCTGCCCAAGCGTTCATAACAAACGTATCATTTACTGAACAGCAATATACTTCGTCAATTCCTAGACCTTTAATTTTTTCGTAGTTATCATCAAACCCAGGTAATTGTGTTGATGTACAAGTAGGTGTAAACGCACCTGGTAAAGAAAATAAAACAACTCTTTTACCTTTGAATAAATCGTCTGTTGATTTTTCTATCCACTTACCTTCATCAAAACTACAGCCATCTTCTAATACAGAATCACCTTCTCTAATCTTAAAATTTACTGTAGGTATCTTAAATCCTTTTATCATTTTTTTCACTCCTTAATCATATTACATTATACACAAAAAGGGCGCTCTGTCAAGTGTGAGCGCCCTCTATGTTGACTTAATTAGTCTTTTTTCTTAAATGTATCTTGTACATCTTCCGCCCAATCTTTATAGAATTTTTGAACATTATTAAAATATCCACTCCAAAATTCTTTTACTTGAGCGTATGTAGGAAAGGTTCCGAACATATTATTTTACCTCTATTTGTCTAGGTTGTTTGTGTTCTGGAACGATTCTTTCCAAACTCACTTTAAGCAGACCATCTTTTAGTTCTGCGCCTTTAACTTCAACATCATCAGCGATTGTAAAAGCTTTAGAGAAATATCTTTTAGCGATACCTTTATGGATTACTCCATCCTCGTCTTTGTCTTTTGTTGCTTCTAAAACTGATTTGATGTTTAGCATACCATCTTCCATAGTAATATCAATATCTTTTTTATTGAAACCAGCAAGTGCTAGTTCAATATCATAGGTATAATCACCTGTCTTTACGATATTATATGGTGGGTAATTGTATCTAACCATTTCGTTGAAATTGTGGTCGTCCATCATTCTTTCAAAGTGATCGAACACGTTATCAAACCCAATAGTTACTGGTCTTAATTGATTGAATATACTTAATGCTTTGTTAGTCATATCTAACCTCCTTTTGTTAAGCAAAGTTATTTTTTTATATAATGAAGACCCATTTGGCATCTTCACATTTATTTATATAAGTACGATTTATAAAATAACAAGTGGTCATTTCTGTCGCACTATGGGTAGTTTCTTTTATCACGGAGTGAAACTACCAAACATCACCGACTTGCGACACCGATAAATTTTATCGGGTTTTTTACGCCGTTAAGGACTTACGAACCGCCCTAACCATAATATATATAATACAAATTGTGGCGTAAATTCATCAAATCTAAAAACCTCTTTGTGCCATTAACTTC